CCATCTCAATACTATTATCTATCTTCTGATAGAACATTTCACTACTTAAATTCACATAGAGTAACCCGTCATTTGGAACGGGAATATGGCTCATATCAACTTCTACGTTAAAATCTGAATCAGGCTTCCCGTTGGGGATCGTTACGACATAACCTAAAAAAAGTCCCGTACCTGATGGAAGGTCTGTCCATTCCGGAGCTTTAACAATAGTGGTAAGTCTTGGCGCACTTGGCCCGGGATTGTAAGACACCATCTTATTGCTTGTGCCGTCATACAGTTGCACTAAAATGCTCACCCACATCGGGTCTCTTTGTGGGTACTTCGACGTACGGCAGGTAAATGAAAATGTAAAGACATCTCCTGCAGAGGCCTCTATCTGATATGATTTTACAAAGTCATAAGCATCCTGCCGGATAATTACGAGCCTTCTATCAATCTCATTATCTATACTGTCGGTAGTAACACGAATAAAATAACTTAAGTTATTCGGTACTCTGTCGTTTTGATACCACCAAGGAGCATTATATTCACGGATCCTTTGGAATGTTGCAATTACACCTGTACCACCGGGATTAGAATAATACGTTTGGCCTCCTTTTATCCATATATTTACAGTATAGGTTCTTAACAACGTTCCCAGTGTCTTTAAATCGTAATTCCTAAGCAGTTGAGGCGGTTGTTTATAATTGAACGTTTCTTTATCGAAAGAAAAAGGCCGGATGATCCTGTGAAGTAACCCGGTTTCTCCATAAGTGAGTTTCCCAAATCCGGCATCGAAAGGAACTTGCATAAATGCGTAACCGTTGAAACTCATATCGTAGTTATAGATATACGCCGGAACCCGGTTATTAAAATACCGTAGTTCATCCCATCTTACCATGTGCCAGGCTCCTAAAGACTGAAATAAGGTGAAGTTGAACGCTCCGAGAATATTCGTTAAAATCGTGTAGCAATCCTCGTAAGTGTCTGAATCTTTTAAGAACGTACCGGGATCTACTAATGTTTGTTCTAAAAAGCATTTCGTTTGGTCTTGAGATACTTCATTTATCTGCGACCATACATTCAAGTTTAATTGCAGCCCAGTAAGTTGGAGGCACATGCCGATAATCGTTAGGAGTGGCTTTTTATCGAGAAGAGATATTTTCCCAATTGAAAAAGGTACGGTTCCGCTTGCCGTCACAATCTCCTCTACTACGGTAATCCCGAACGTTGCGCCGTTATCTGTAACGAGTTGCGCTGTATAAGTTCCGTCTGCATCGCTGCCTGTGATCTTTATTTTATCTCCGGGCTGAATTTGAACCCCTGCCGTACTACTGACATTTAAAGTATGCGGAGTAACGGAATTAAACGCAATAGAACCCACAGAAGTGTAAGTAAACGCGGCATCTGCTTTATCTAAAGTCAGGTCCTTAAGAAGTCCTAAATTATCATTTGCGCTCAGATTGATCTCGTGAGTATAGTCCACCATTTCTTCCGAACAGTCATCCTGAACAATAAAACCTTCAAATAAAGATTGATCATTCCACAATAAGACAACTTTAAAAGTATCATCATCAATTGAGTAGAACGATTCCAGCGGAAGTGAACCTTCATTGATCAGTGTAATCGAAAGAGAGGAACCCTTTACCGGGGCTTTCGGATCATCGGTTTGCCAGTCGTGAAGTACCGGGGTAGCACCTCCTTTTACGTTAGTCGCGGTTCCTGTGTAGTCTTTTTTTAGAATCTGAAGAGTATAATGTTCTGACTTTAAGGAATCGAATAAACACTGGTATATGAGTTGATAATTAGCCATTTCTTGATGCTCTTTGGTTTGCGCGGTTAAAAACAACGATTAAATCCTGTCCTTTCAGTGTCACTTCGGGGATAAACACATTATTACTGCTGGCCACAATCGTATTAGAACCCACCGGGCCGCCTGATGCGAATTTTGGCAATCTGCCACTATTTAACCCATCGAAAAATGAAGCACCGAACTTTGAAACCGCGTTTGCGTTCATTATGTACTCCCCATTTGAGACGCGGGCCAGAATAGAATCACTTGTAGAAGTGCCGGGGCCGGAAATTGAACCTCCCGAAGCAAAGCCGGTAATACTTTTCATAGATGGGGCAAATAAGTCCATAAATGATTTACCACCCGCGACATTAGAAGCGCCACCGGAGATCACAGATAATATGGCAGAAAATAAAGCCGCCTTTAAGATGGCCGCACCCAGTTGAACAAGCATTTGTTTAATAGCATCACCAAAAGCTTTAAAAGCGTTCCCGCTTCCCTCCAATATGTTCGTAAACAGAGTATCGAATGCAGGACCCAAAGTCTTATTTAAAACCACCGTTGTTTGCTCCAGCAATTCTTTCATTCTTTCCTGATCCTTTATATTCTTCTGAATTGCATCGGAAAGAACATAGTAAGGTTTAGGATCAATCTTTTCGGTGGTAGCTTTTTTAAAGTTGATACTTGGAGCACCCTGAACTTTGGGCAGTGTATTTATTTGCTCAATATTAAACCCGATCTGATTTGCTATCAGTGCCTTATTGACTTTTGCTATCTCTAAATCTGTATCTCCTTCTTTTTTACCGTACCTTTTTATTAAAGCAAGTTTCTTTTCTAAAAAGTCCTGTTGAGCTTTTAAGACAAGATCATTAACGGCCGTGGTGTTTTTCTTCGCATCAGTTAAATTGGCGTCATATTGAGACACTAAGAGCGCCTGTGCTTTCTTATAATTATCTTCTAAATCTTTAAGGTAGATTTCAAAAGGATCGGGACCTTTCTTCCCGGTTCCTGGATCCGGATTGAATTTAAACTTAAATTTAGCGGCAATCTCCGCCGCCTGTTTTTCAAAATCTGCGGCGATGCTTAACTGTTCATTCTTTGCGTCTGTAGCAGCTTTGATTTTAGCCGCCTTTCTATCTTCTTCATTTTTTTTAATTTGAGCGGTGGCCCGGTCAGCGTCTTTTTGAGAAGTAATATTAAAATTGTTACTTCGGTCAATAACCTTTTCAAATTCAGAAGCATTTTTTCGCCTTGTTTCTTCAGCTTCAAACGCTTTTTTCGCTGCGTTTTGTAAAGCTACATTTGCTGCCGCCTGATATAAGAGCATATCCACATATGCCTTACCATTTTTAACGAGTGCCTGTTCCGCTTCGTCCAGTGAATTTACTTGGCCTGTAGTTTTACCGATTGTGGAATTATACTCTTTAAGGACTTCATCTTTATTAAGAAACCCTTTTTTCGCCAAATCAATATCAATGGTAAGTTTATTAACATTTGCCGTGGCTTGCTCATATGCTTTTGCGCTTTCATGAATATCGGCCTCAACATCACTAATTCTTTGTTTAAGCGAATCCATAGAGCTATTTGCCTTTATTAATTCCTGGACAAAATTTATAATAGGCTCGGTTGCAAAGGCGACAATTCCGGAAATCCCGATTCCAGGTAAAACGTAGGCTAATTTTCTTAGTAGTCCATAACCTTTGCTTAATGGATTTCCCATACCTTCCACAGCTACACCTAAATCATTAAATCCTTTTTTACCGGCATTAGTTAATGATGACAGTTGTGCCTCTGATGCTTCAATTTCTTTATTAAATTTCGCCAGTACTGAAATGTCTTTAATGTTCACCATTTCAGCCTTTAATGCTTCTATCTTCCCGGTTAATAATGCGATAGATGCGCCGCCTTGTGTTCCAAAGCGGGCCATAGTCTTTCCGAACGTATCAATTGCTGAATCGCTTTTTTGCGCAGCAAGGGCCGTCTTTCCCAGTTCATTTTGAACGGTTTGAAGGGAGGATTTTGCCCCATCAATATTCCCGGTAACAACTATCTCTAATGGGTTCATTATCTATTTTTTAAACCTGCTAAAATCTTCTTTCTTAACTCTATCGGGGTTTCACTCCAGCTTGGCGTTTTTTCTTCTTTTAGTGAAGGCCAGAATGCCTCGAAATCTTCTGACTTCACAAAACCTGCCGATGCCGCCTGTGCTACTTTCCTCCAGATCATTATATCTTGTTCCTCTTTATCAAAATAGCCCTTGCAAGCATAATAGAACTCGCAAGGGCTACTCGTATAATATTCATAAGGGCTCCAACCTAATCTTCCTAAAGCTATTTCAAGGCATTGCGCTTCGTATTCCCAGTGACTAATTTTTTTTTACCTTTCTCTTCCGGGATCAACTTCTGATAGGCTTGTGTTTCCTGAAAAGTCTTGATCACTTCAAGAATAGTTTCCTCGGGAAGTTCATCCACCCAATCACAAACAGTTTCAAAGGTTTCGGTAAATTCTTCTCCTTTCACATAAGCATTAGCCTTTAAGCCGGCCCACACTAAAGCATAACCTGTTGTAGCCGCGATATTTTCAGGATCAATTTTTGACTGAAAAGTAATTAAGGCTCCCTGGTTAAACTTTAAGCCTCTTTCCTTACCTCCGATGTTAATTTTTATATAACTCATGAGCCTGTGATAACTTGAGTAATATCTCCCTGAACACTTATTGTTCCGGATGTAGATGATGGTGAATTTTGGGCGTCTGTTGTCTTTAAATCCGAGATAAACCCTTTGCCGGTATAACTTACATCTCCCGGACCTGGAGATAATTTGCCGTATTTAAACGAGATAGTAGTCTGACTTTGCCACAGGTTGTGCAGGTCGTACTCGGAAATCTCTCCCGAATTCACATCCAAGACATCATTAAAAGTAAACGGAACCTGAATTGAACGAACGCCGGGTAAATATTCCGGCCCGCACTTAGAAGAAGCATCAATAACAGAGGTTGTTCTTTCGAGTGAGTTTGAGGTAAGACATACCACTAAATCGAAATTGGTGCCTCCTAAGGGATCGATTTGCAAGAGGACATCAATACCAGAAATTTGTCTACGCATGTTTTAAGTTTAGGATTTAAAGATACCTAAACGAAAAAAATGGAATTTTAAGAAACGTTCTGAAAAATGGTGTGATTGAAGGTTAAAATTCTATCGATGTAAACGTTCTGATTGTCTGAAAAGTTATTGGTAATATCAGCAGAAAGTCTTGTTTGTGTGATCTGAAAGAAGGTATCTAAAGGAAGTTTGAATTGAGGGGTATTATAAATCCGGTTTAAAACTTCGTTTGCTACCGATTCAATAGCTACGCCGTCGTTATACTTAAAAGCATTCGTGTAAATAGAAACGGTGACGCTGGTTTGAGTAACCGAGGCTCCTTTATTAGACTGATCGTTATTGCGGATGTTCGAAAAGACAATATAAATGCCGGGCGCAATAGTTGAGGGAATCTGATTCCAAAAGACCTGGACGGGCGCACCTTCATATTGAATGGTACTCAATGTAGCATAATAGGCTTTTCGCACCGCGATATTGCTACTTAACATGTAATTGCGCTTTTAAATTTTCAATTAATTCAAGTTTATTCTTTTCAAATGCAGGGTAAAAATAAGGTTGTGCTTTTATACCATCTCTGACAATCTTTCGTGCAATTAAGTAAGACGCTTGTTTAATATCTTTTCCTGTGGCGATTCCTTTTAGTTCTACCCACTTCATTATAGCCTGTATCAATTCTGCGAATGTTCCTTCTCCTCCTCCGTGATGTTCGGCTGCGAATGCTTGCCAATCTTCAGGAAGAGAAGCAATATAAGCCGCGGCAAATGATTTTGTACCGAATTCAAGATAGGCCGCGTATTCAATATATGCCCCCACGTGTAGAATCATTTGATCTAAGTCAATATTTGTATTGATGCTTTGGACGAGCGCACCTTCATTTTTAGGCGCATGTCTTTTCATGTCGTTGGCTGTATTATCACCAAAAGCCACGAATTCGTTGTTAATTATCTTTTTAATATCTTGTGGGTATGCTTTAATTTCAGCAAGTACTTTATCCAAATTTCCTATAGTGATTGATAATGGCATTATGACCAACTTTGCTGTTGAATAGATGTTGAGGCGAAGATTATCCAGTATCTTTTATAGGCTGTGTTATCCACCTGCATTTGTTTTATCTTCAGTGTTTGCCCTTCGTAGATGATCGTCCAATTTTCTGTCACTTGCGGCCTGTAGCGAATCGTTACCCGGTAATCTGCAAAGTTTTTATCTTGTCCCTGGTTGATCATATTACCACCGTTCAATTCGTCCACCTTCGCCCAAATACCCGGGATCTCTTCTGCGAGTACAGGCGTCACACCTCCATTATCGTTTTGAGTGAAGCTGTAACTTTGAAGGGTTACTTGTCTGTTAAGGTCGCTGGCTGCTATTTGGTTCATTTAAAAATCAGTGCTTAATTTTTTATTCATTTCGGTTTCTATCTCATCGAATATATAATGTACTCTATCATTAAAAACAATCCAAGAGTTACAAACATTTTTTGAACGGGTTCTTTCTTTAGCCTTGTCATAGGACACTTCAATCGGTTTTT